GCTTTAGCTTTACCCCATGTGCAGCAGTATATGCAGGGGAAGATGATGGAAACGTTTGGACTTAGCGCTACTGGTGCTTTAGCAACGGTTGCTAGGCTCTCTCGTACAGCTAAATCTGAGTACGTTCAGCTAGAAGCGAGCAAGGATTTACTGGATCGTGCTGGCTATAAGCCGATAGATAGATCACAGGTGCAGATTGCTGGTGACATCAAGGTAAGCATCGATCTTGGCTAAGAGAGGGGGTGGCAAATGGCACAAGAGTGTTGCTGGCGGGGGGTGGGGGTTAAAAACTCTGCTACTGTAACTTGCTAGTGATCCCCGACTCTTATTTTTTTCTCTACAGGTTTGTGCGTTGCTGAATATATTTTTTTTGTACTAGGAGTAGAATATGACTGATGTATCTAAGATCATGGCTAAGTGGAGAAGGATTAAGGATGAGCACACCGGCTTGGACTCGCAAGGAGGGGAAGAACCCGAAGGGTGGGTTAAACGCAAAGGGTCGCGCGAGTTACAAGGGCGGGACGTTAAAGGCTCCGGTAAAGAGCGGGGACAATCCGAGAAGGGCCAGCTTCTTAGCGAGGATGGGGGGAATGTCGGGACCGGAGAAGGACAGCAAGGGAAAGCCGACTCGATTGCTTCTAAGCTTAAGGGCGTGGGGAGCAAGCAGCAAGTCGGACGCAAAGGCAAAGGCAAGAGCGATAAGCAGAAGAAACAAAGCTAAGAAGGGAAGTAGTAATGCCTAAAGGTAAAGGAACTTACGGTAGCAAGGTTGGTCGTCCTCCTAAGCAGAAGCCGAGTGGAAAGAAGAAGTAATGGGTGATTTTACTCAGGCTGAGTATGAGAAGTTGAACAGTGAGTTTGACGAGATTCAGCGTAAGAAGAGCAACACTTTGTTTAAGAAGTTTAAGCGGAAGGTTGAGGGTCTTTACAAGAGTGAGGATCGAATGCAGGATGAGGCTGAGGAGAAGCGCAGGGGTCAACAGGTTATGGGTGCTAGGGAGCACAAGTTGTACCGGCGTATTGTTGCTATGGAGCGTCAGATGATTAAGGATGGAAACCGTGGCGGTAAATGAAGCTGGTAATTATACTAAGCCCAAGATGCGGAAGTCTTTGTTCAATAGGATAAAGGCTGCGAATGTTCAGGGCACTGCTGCTGGCAAGTGGTCAGCGAGGAAAGCGCAACTCTTAGCAAAGCGGTACAAGGCCGCTGGTGGAGGATATAAATAATGGCTGATTCAAAAAACTTAGCAAAAATAAGAGCGCAACACAAAGTGTTAAAAGATAATTTAAAGCAAGTGCAGCGTGACTTTCGTTCTTTTTTAAATAAAACACAAAACCAAACAGGACAGCATGTCCGCGAAGGCAAAGACTTTTATGATCGTCAGGCGACAAAGGCAGCCAAGACTTTAAATGATTTTGAGTCTAAGCATGACTTAGATAAGTATCAGTCAAAGCCTCGCAAAAGCTTAATTACTCCTAAGAGCGGCGGCGCTGGTGGCAGAATGATGATGCCTCAAGAATACTCTAAGCGTACTTTGTATAAGCCTAAGACAAACTAATGAAGGCTCCGCAGAAATCATTATTAAACTGGGGCAAGCAGAAGTGGCGCACCAAGTCTGGCAAGAAGTCTAGTGAGACTGGTGAGCGCTACTTACCTGCTAAGGCTATCGCTGCTCTTAGTGATTCTGAATATGCAGCTACAACCGCAGCTAAACGAAAGGGCAAGGCTAAGGGTAAGCAGTTTGTGGCTCAACCGAAAGCAATTGCTCGAAAGGTAAGGAAGTACAGAACTTGAGCTTTACAAACACTTTAAAGCAGGAAGAGCTTACTATGCTTCGTCGCATTGTGAAGAATATTCACTTTCAGTATTTTGATCAGAAGCATGGGAAGTCTTTTGTAACTGATAGAATGCTGGACAATGTGATTGAGAATATTGGCCCTGAAGCTGCTGAGAGAATGATTAGGTCTGGAGTAGACAAAGGGCTGCGCTAGTGGTTGATTTTAAGTACAAGCCTGACGGTGAGCGGCTAAAGTCCTTTATGCGGGACGATACTTTTTTTCGTGGGGTAAGGGGGCCTGTTGGTAGTGGTAAGAGTGTTGGGTGTTGTGTCGAGGTTTTTCGCAGGGCTTTGGAACAGAAGAAAGCGCCAGACGGAAAGCGAAAATCCAGATGGGCAATTATACGAAATACAAACCCACAGCTACGAACTACGACTATTAAAACATGGCTTGACTGGTTCCCAGAAAACGACTGGGGAAAGTTCACATGGTCGGTCCCGTACACGCACCACATTAAAAAAGGTGAGATAGATCTTGAGGTTATCTTCTTAGCATTAGATAGACCTGAAGATGTTAAGAAACTCTTATCACTAGAGCTTACTGGAATATGGATCAACGAAGCCAGGGAAATCCCTAAGTCAATCATTGATGCGTGTACAATGCGGGTGGGTCGATACCCTTCGATGCGTGACGGTGGCCCTAGTTGGACTGGGGTTATTGCTGATACCAACGCGCCTGAAGAAGATCACTGGTGGCCTATTATGTCTGGTGAGGTTCCGATTCCTGACCATATACCGCGTGAGCAAGCAAAGATGTTGGTTAAGCCAGACAACTGGCGGTTCTTTACTCAGCCCGCTGGAATGGTTGAGGTTAAGAATGAAGAGGGTGAGATTGAGGATTATAAGCCCAACAAGGAAGCTGAAAACACAAAGCACATGATGAAGTCTTATTACCCCAACTTAATTCAGGGTAAGACAAAAAGCTGGATTGATGTGTACGTTATGAATAAGCTTGGCTCAATTCAGGACGGGAAGCCTATATATCCTATGTTTGCCGCAGATGTTCACGTTGCCAAGGAGGAGATAGCGATTGCTGCTGGCGCTCCTTTGTATGTTGGCTTGGACTTTGGACTAACTCCTGCTGCTACTTTGGGTCAAAAGATCCGTGGGCGATGGTTGGTGCAAGCTGAGATTGTTGCATTTGATATGGGCATTGTTAGATTTGCTGAAGTTCTCAGAGAAGAGATTGCGACTCGTTTCTCAGAATGTTCCGATGTGTATATATACGGCGATCCTGCTGGTGACTTTAGAGCGCAGACTGATGAATCTACTCCCTTTCACATTCTGCGCGGCGCTGGCTTGAGGGCGTTTCCTGCGCCTTCCAACTCTGTTGACCTTCGACTTGAATCGGTTTCCTCCCAGCTGAACAAGATGGTTGAAGGGAAGCCAGCGTTTTTAATTGATCGTAGATGCCAGCAATTAATCAAAGGCTTTGAGGGCGGGTATCAATACAAGCGCATGGAAGTAAGCGGTGAGCGGTATGCAGATAAGCCAGACAAGAATATGTTTTCTCATATTCATGATGCGCTGCAATACATGATGCTTGGTGCTGGTGAGGGAAGGGCATTGATGAACAATCAAAAGCCAGCCCGACCTGTTGTTGCGAATAGAAACTTTGATGTATTTAACAAGAAACCAAACAAGCAAAGAAGGCAGGGTCTTTGGGCAAGGATGTAATTGTGCGTTGCAATTATTTCTTTTCTCTGCTTTTGGGGTCTTAACAGAGGAGATAAGTTATGTGCGGTGGAAGTAGCAAGAAAGATCCCAGAATTGCTGAAGAGGAAGAGAAAACAAAAGCTGCTGCGGAGGCGGCTAAGGAAGCAGCAATTGAAGAGCAAGTTGATAAAAGAATGAAGGAGCTTGAAGCGGAGCGCGAAAAGCAAGCGACCGCTGCTGCTACAAAAGCCGCGCAAGTAGAAAAAGATAAGCGACAAGCTGAGCTAGAGCGCAGTCAGGCAGAAGACCTTGCAATGAAAGCCAAGGCTGAAAAGGAAGCTAAAGAGCGTAAGAACTTATTGGATAGAGCCAAGGGTTCTTTTGTTTCTGGCTCCGAGGTAACATCATCAGGAGTAGTTGGCGAATCAGATGCCGCAACGCGTAGACGTTCTGCTCGGGGTGGTCGTGGTCGTCGTAGCTTATTAACATCTTCTGCGGGTGGCATGGGATATTTCAGTAGGTTCTTATAATGATAGTTGACCCAATCGCAAAAGAATACCTAAAGCGGTATGAGAGAGCGAAGGCAAAGCGCACTAACTTTGTTGACGTATTTGAAGAGTGCTATGAGTATGCGCTGCCGCAGCGTGAATCATTTTACTACGAGTCTTCAGGGCAAAGGCGTGACGATAAGATCTTTGACGAAACTGCTGTTGTAGGCGTTCAAGAGTTTGCATCAAGACTTCAGTCTGGTCTTGTTCCAAACTTTGCGCGTTGGGCTGATTTGAATGCTGGGTCTGAAGTTCCAAAGGAGCAGCGAGATTCAGTAAACAATCAGTTAGATGAAGTAACTGAATATGTCTTTGAGGTAATTCAGAACTCTAACTTTGCTCAAGAAGTGCACGAGTCCTTTATGGACTTGGCAGTCGGGACTGGTATTCTGGTTTGCGAGGAAGGGGATGCAATCACACCCATTCGCTTTTCAGCTATCCCCCTTCCACACGTCATTCTGGACACCGGCCCCGACGATAGAATTGACCATGTGTTCCGCGAAAGAAAGAACATTAGGTTCGATCAGCTTAAGATAATGTATCCAAAGGGAACATTTAACAATGAGCTTTTAAGCTTAATGGCGAATCAATCTGATCAGACAACAACTGTTCTTGAGATTGTTTGCCGTGATTACTCTAAGGTAAACGAAGAAGCTTATTATCATTACGGGATCTGCATGACTACAAAGTCTGTATTGATGAAGCGTGAGATGAAAGGCTTGGGTTCTAATCCGTTTATATGTTTCCGATGGGCTAAGTGCGCTGGTGAGGTTTACGGTCGAGGGCCTTTGTTTAATGCTCTATCCGCAATCAAGACAACAAACCTGACTGTTGAGTTAATCCTTGAGAATGCACAGATGGCTATCTCTGGGATTTACCAAATGGAAGATGACGGGGTAGTAAATCCCGATACTATTAATTTAGTTCCGGGCACGATCATCCCAAAGGCGATGGGTTCCGCAGGTTTGCAACCTATACAAGCAGCGGGAAGCTTTGATGTAGCTCAGTTGATTCTCAATGACATGAGAAACAATATTAAGCGAGCGCTATACAATGATATGCTTGGCGATCCAAATAGAACCCCTGCATCTGCCACTGAGGTTGCAGAGCGTATGGCTGACTTATCTCGTCGGATTGGCTCTGCATTTGGAAGATTGCAAGTAGAGCTGGTTCAGCCTGTCTTGCAAAGAGTTATTCATATTCTAAAGAAGCAGGGGCGCATTGATGTGCCTATGGTGAATGGTCGTGAAGTTAAAGTTAAGTCAGTGTCGCCATTGGCGCAAGCGCAAGCCAACCAAGATATTACAGCAGTATCGCGCTTCCTTGAATTGGCTCAAGGCGCGTTTGGCCCAGAGATGATGCAGCTACTTATTAACAGTGAGGAGACTGCTGCATATCTAGCCAAGAAGTTTGGTGTGCCAGATAGTTTAATAAGAGATCCACAAGAACGCGAACAGATAGTTGCAATGATGCAGCAAATGCAGCAAACTCAGGGGCAAGCACCACAACCAATGGAGTAATGCTTGAACCAGAAGATTAATGTAGGCGTTGATGGAATACAGCGGCCACAGAACAAAGATCGTGAGATTAGTCAAAACATAGCAACGCTGCTTGGCTCAGACACAGGCCAAGCGGTGTTGAAGTATTTGAGGTCGATTACCATTGAGATGGTACACGGACCTAATGTTACTACGGAAGAATTGCGCCACATGGAGGGCCAGCGTTATATCGTTGGCCTTTTGGAAAGTCGTATGAATCATGCACACAAGGTAAAGAATAATGGAACAAGAAGCACAAGCAAGTGAAGCACCAGTAGAAGCACAGGTTGATGCAACACCAGAGGCAACACCTGATCGTCCTGAATGGCTTCCTGAAAAGTTTAATGACCCAGCTGATCTGGGTAAAGCATACAAGGCTCTTGAGTCTAAGCTAGGCGAAAAGGAAGAAGATGTTCGCAACCGTTTAATGGAAGAGTTGCAAACTCAAGCATCTGAGGGCGTTCCTGCAAGCGCTGGTGAATATGAGTTGCCAGACTTTATTGATAGTGAAGAGGCACTCCAAAGCGATATGCTCCAGAAGTGGGCAGAGCACTGTCACGGAAACGGATATACCCATGAGGAGTTTCAAAAGGGTATTGAGATGTATATGAGTGGCATGGGGCCAGAGCCAGATATGGAAGCTGAAGCTGCAAAGCTAGGCGAAAACTCTACTGCTAGGATTGAAGCGGCCAACTTGTTTGCAAATCAATTCTTTCCAGAAGAAGCTATTCCAGCAATTGAACGTATGTGTGAAACATCTGAAGGCATTATCGCGCTTGAGGCAATTATGTCAGCTATGAAAGATCCAAGCGTTTCAGAGCAAAACAATATTGCTGCAAACTTTAGTGAAGTTGAATTGCAAGATATGATGAAGGACGAAAGATACTGGAACCCAGCAAGGCGCGATGACAATTGGGTTAATAAAGTTAATGAGGGGTATCAGAAACTTTATGGATGAAATTAAAATCATGCAAAGGGGGTCTTACTATTTGACTCCCTTTAACGAGGATCATGTGTATGAGTTCGTACACGTTATTCATCCAGAAAATGTTCGAGAAATATATAAGCTCGGTCACACCAGCGTTATTGATGCCCTTAAGGAAATGACTGAGATGAGCGAGGTGTACCTTGTTAGGGATGGTCAGGGAGAGATTGTTTTTGTTGGCGGCCTGTTGTTTGACCAAAAGATTCCACAGATGTTTGCAATGTTTAGCAGCAAATTAAAAAGTAACTTTACTGTGCTGGCTCGCGGCTCAAAGATGTTAATAAACTTTTTCGATCAGTCTTACCCTTCACTTTCTATGACAATCCAAGCTGATTATGAGGCAATGCTGAACTGGGCTGCATGGCTTGGGTTCGAACCTGTTTGCACCGCTGAGTACAAAAATACACAATATGTTGAATTTGTGCGTTGCAATCCTGTGAAAAATTATGTTTCACATGAAACATCACGGCCCGTAATGCACTGAGAAGCCCAATAGGATACCTTCGTTGATGATGCCGAGCGGATACCCCGATGCCCGTAACAACAACTTAGGAACTGTAAAATGGCTAATACAATCGACCAAGCCTTTATCAAACAGTTTGAAACCGATGTGCATCTTGCTTATCAGCGCATGGGTTCCAAGCTTCGCAATACTATCCGCTCAACAAACGTGACTGGTTCTGTCGCTCGTTTCCAAAAAATTGGAGCCGGTGCTGCATCAACTAAAACACGCAATGGTGACGTTACCGCAATGGAATTAGCGCACACCAACGTTGAAGTAACCATGGCAGACTTCTACGCCGCAGAATACATTGACAAACTTGACGAGTTGAAAATCAACATCAACGAGCGTCAAGCTGTTGCCGAGTCTGCTGCTTCTGCATTGGGTCGCAAGACTGACGAGATTATTACAACAGCAATGGACGCTGGTGCTAACTCAACTCAGATTGCTGACACTACTGGTGCCTTAGCAAAAGCTGACTTGCTTTCAATCTTTGAAACATTCGGCTCTGCTGACATTCCAGAAGACGGACAGCGCTATATTGCGATGGCCCCTGCTGGTTTTGCTGACTTGTTTAACATTAACGAGTTTGCATCATCTGACTTTGTTGGTCCACAAAACTTGCCATTTGCTGGCGGCATGACAATGAAAGAGTTCTTGGGCTTCAAGATCTTCTCAACGTCTGCGGTAGCTGGTGGTAAGAACTTTGCGTACCACATGCGAGCAGTTGGCATTGGCGTAAACTCTGATGTCACGACTGAAGTAAACTATGTGCCACAAAAAGTGTCACACCTTGCGACATCAATGATGTCTATGGGTTCTGTTGTTATTGATGACAACGGCGTTTACGAAGTC